CAGTCATCGCCTTTCTGCAAAACATGAGACTTGGCGACCGATGCGGTGGTGAAACGAGACGCGACGGTAACAAGCATCATGTAGCAATTAGCGAGGAGGGTAAATGGGTCACCGCTGGGCAAAGACCACGCTATCGTCCCGGAAAAAGCGCCTGGTTGAAGAGATCGAACGGCGTAGTACGACCGCATGAGAACGTACAATTCAATGACTTCTTCATCGATGCCCAGTTGTCTTAAGAACCACGCGAAAGCCAGAACCTGTGCACCAGTATGTTGGGAGTCCTGCCGGGAAACATCAATTTGCGTGTTCTGCGTGAAATCGACGCCCCATTGCCGCACAGCTCGAGCCAATTCGTCATCCGAATAGCCGCAGTCAATAATGCACGTTGAACGCAGAATCTCTAAACACCGCCGGAAAGCTTTTGTCTGTGCGTCGAGGAAGCATGCAGAGTAGGATGGGTCATTGGCGACAATCTGTTGGCCGTACTGTATTGTTCCAGCAAAGCCCGGCACGGGCTTGCACTTGACCTGCGTCTTAAGGAAACTTACGAACGTCGTTGAACGACGGCTCTCGCCAAATCGCTCATCAATCGACTCAAGGAACGTCGGAGTACGACGCCGAAGCCAACTGCTGATTGAATCCTCGCTCATTTCGAAAGTGGGACTTTCGACGTAACAATCCACGAAGCGTTTGATCATAATACCCGCGTTGGCGACCTCGACAGGTGAGACAAACTTCTTCTGAGCAGGCGTTAAATTGCGAAGGCAGAAATTACGCAACGATTCGAAAGAAGACCCAGAAACCTGAATGTCCGCCATCTTGTGCGCATCAATGAACGACGAGCGCACATCTTTACGGGTCACTAGGGCGCTAGGTGCAGTCATTTTCAAGAGACGCATGGGAGCGTCAATCTTGAACTCAACCGCATGCTCATGATCTTTGATGAGATCAAAGTTCGTTTGCGAGAAAATAACGCCTTGGATTTCTTCGTCTGTAACAGCTGGAAATACAGCTGGATGTAGCGAATGTAATGACACAGGGACGTTCCACGCATGCATGATGTTGGTGCCGCGAGTGACGACATCAGGGAAAGCAGGGCGAGAAATGATGCTGGCACGCGACACTTCTGCTGAATGAATGAGTCTGTCGAGTGCGAACTTCGGCACATATCTCTTGCTGAGGGGAGGCGCTCCGTTAACGAAAGGAAGTATCTCAAAGTCGACCCCCGGCAATACTGCTTGCTGGGAGAAAAAGTCTGCCGACACGAATAGCACACGAGTGTGCCGAGTGAGCAACACAAACAACGCCATTGGTCTAACGGCAAACCAGTGCATTTGAGCATTACCCAAATTCGCGGTCAACCACACGCTCTGTTCCCGCAATCCGATAGCAGCGCCCACGGATAAAGTCCTAGAATATGCCATGTGGGGTTGGCCCATGTGCGGGTGCCCCGTGACGCTAAGATTGGCTTCGACCGACACGAGATTGTTGATAGGCAACGGCAATAGCACAATAGACCGGGCGCGAACGCTGCGCGTCTGGTAAAAGGCTCTCATTGGGTTTTCAGGCACTAGAGTAAGAGCAAGACGGAATGCGTCTTGCGGAACCGAGTTGGCAACACACATCTCGAGCCGTCTGCGAGTGAATAGGGGGTGGTCAAGGGGCAGCAAATCGACATTCT